CTGTTTATAATAGAGAAGATCGGAAAAAGTAAAATTTGCAGACGATATTATATGATTCCCTTTTTGGAATAGGCTACGATACTTCTAGGATTATGCAATAAATAACATAAAAGAGGGTGCGCCATAGACTTATGACACACCCTCCTTTTTGCACTTAAATTTTAAGTGAAAGCATTATGATAATAATATAATATTATTCCTCATTTTGTTTTTAACTTTGTTGGCATGAACACGAATGAACTTATCATAAACGGACAAGACGCATGGGCTACCTATCGTATCAAGATGGGCAGCGGTTTTCTTGATGCCTTGGAAGCGGATGCTGACAACAAGGACTACATCACCAACTCCGTGCGCACAGAGGACGGAACGAGGGTCATACTGATACGACCGAAGAAGGCGGAGCGGAACGTAACCTTGGAGTTTACGATTGTAGGCAGAGACCACAATGACTATAACAAGAGGTTGGCGGCTTTCGATGCGCTGATGGATAATGGATTCGTAACTATACAAGTTCCGTCTTCCAAGTCTGACATTTACAGGCTCTTCTGCTCTAGGAAGTCCACTAGCTATTCCCGAGGAAAGGGAGGAGCTATCGGTAAGAAGAGCATTAAGTTCGTTGAGTATGACCCGAAGAACAGGGGTGCGCTCACAAGCGATGATATAGAGAAGTTTAACATGAAGGAATTTGAGGATTTACAATGAGGACATACAAGGATATAGAGGTTAAGTATTACGACACAAAGGGAGACGTACACGTAAGGTGCTCCGTTCCCGTAACGGAGGATGCGTTGGTGCACTTCGAGTTGATGCAGTCCCACTATTGCAAGCTATCCTTTAAGCTTGGCAGTGCGATATACTTCAAGATGGGAGATTTCATCGTTACTGACTATGGACGGTTTGAGTTGGTTGATAACGTAAAGCCAAAGGACGATGGCACTCTTGGATATTCCTATGAGTTGGAGTTTGATGCTTACTATAGGAAATGGAAGAACAAGAGACTGAAATATATGCCTAACTCTGGTTCTCCAGAGGGCACATTCACGCTTACCTCGAATATCATTACACATGCAAACATCATCAAGGATAACTTGGATTTCTTGGCTAAGGCTAGCAAGTCGTATCTCTATGACCCGAATTACACGGGAAAAGGTAGTGATTACACATTCGTGGTGGATGCTAGCGTTGACAGTACTAAGTCCAAGGTAATCACCTATTCCAATTCTAGCATTTTTGATGCTATCGCTAATATCGCACAGACCTTTGAGTGCGAATGGTGGGTAGAGGGAAACCTCGTGCATTTTGGTACTTGCGAGAATACCAATGAGGTTGTAGACTTCAAGGATGGCGAAAACATTGTTTCAATGTCAAGCTCGCAGAGCCAAGCAAGCTATGCCAACAGGGTATATGCCTTTGGAGCGGCTAGGAACTTACCTAGTGGATATAAGCAGAACTCTTCCGCTGACGTTACAAAGAACGGAGTGGTGGAGAAGAGGCTTATGCTCCCTACTTTAGAAGAGTGTTCCGCTGAGAACAAGAAACTCTTGGAAGATAACGGCTTTGAGTTGAAGAATGGCTGCTTGCAAGTCAAGGGACTTACCGAAGACGAGTATGTAGAGGGCGTTACCACCAATGATGACATTTATCCAAGGAACTTAATCAAGACTTCTAATGTTACCTATTATGAGAAGGATGTTGAGGACGAGAGCACACCCGAGGAGGGCGACTATATCAAGAGGACTTTCTATCGAGTAAAGGGACTGACCATCGTAGACGCAGACGGAAACAAGACAGGGGACATGGCTTTCAGAAGTTCCTACATCCTCAGTGGAAAGACCTTGCATATTATCTTCCAAAGTGGTTCGTTGAATGGAATGGATTTCGAGTGTCAGTTCAATCCCGATGGTGAGTCCGAGATTTTGAGAGATTCTAATGGTATCCCTATACTGAAGGATGGCAAGGAACAGATAAATCCAGCGGCACAGGTCTTTGAGATTGTTGCAAACGAGGACTACGGACGATTCTTGCCAGACACGGTTCTGCATCCGAAAGACGGAGATACCTTTGTACTCTACAATTGGGACTCAACGAAGTTGGGCAATACCTTGGTGACATCTTCCTCCAACGAGCTCTTGACCGATGCCATCAAGAACTTGAAGAAGTCAATGATAGACCCTACGACCTATACTTGCACGGCTGCGTCTGATTACTCATACAATGACGGCAAGGGACAATTCCATTTTGAGGGCGATAGGGTGAACCTATTCAACAAGGGATATGATATGAGCTTTAGAGCATCTAGAATTATCGGCTATGAGTTACATCTTGACGTTCCCTTTGATAGCGTAAAGTATACTGTAGGTGAGAAACCTGCTTACTCTAGGCTCAATGCGATGTCCTCACAGATTGAGGAACTTGTTTTCAATGGGCAAAGCTATCTCAATAAGGGAGGTAGTGGAAATAGTATCTATATCATTAAGAGCTATGACACAACTGTTCAACCTACAGACTTCAATGTATTTTCAGCCAAGAGGGTTGAAAACTCCTATCTTCATAAGGATAAGACGGATGCGGCAAACTTCTTGATTAAGTTCTTGCGAGGGCTTCAAGTTGGGGACTATTCGGCTTTAAGTGGGGGCGATTGGTCTTTAGACGAGCTTTTCAGAAGTCATCTGACGACCGACTACCTTAATGTTAGGATGAAGGCTATCTTCGAGACCTTGGAGATATTGCATACGGACACCTTGGGTGGTGAATTGTTCATTACCACAGTAGGCAGTAACCGAATATTGAAGGTTGAAGAGGTGAATGTTACCTATGATGGTGTTAGTCAGAATGCTTACAGATGCTACTTCCTTGGTGAGCAAGATGGCTCAAAGGTGGAGAATAAATGGAAGGTTGGAGACCAAGCGAGAAGCAAGAGTTTCAACCTCACACAAGGGAAATTTCACAATGTCGGCAATCACTACTATTGGCGACTAGTCATCGGTGTGTCTACAGAAACCGTTGAGATAGAGGGAAAGAACTATCACTATGTGGACTTGTCGGACATAGACAAGGATACAAGCAGTGATATTCCAATGGTAGACGATGTGTTGAACCAAGTTGGTAGCAGAATAGACAACGCTAGGCAGAGTTGCTTGGTGTTCTCTGCCGTTGATACCTATTCGCCAAGTGTTACGCTCTATCACGGAGTGAATGGTTATACTTTCAATAACAAGGAATATGTTGACTATGGTGTGAACCATTCTACAGGCAAGGCTTTCTTCCACGTCTACGGAGATATGTACTTCGGAGACCGACCTACTAGTGCCAATAACTACGAGGGTGAATCCTATGTCAAGTTTGATAGCGAGACGAAGAAAGTTACCATCAAGGGAGAATTGGATATAAAGTCCACCTATGATGGCAAAACCTTGGATAAGTATATCGCAGACAAGAGACGCATTTTCGGTTCACAGCCAGTTCCCCCATACGATGTTAACGATATGTGGGTGAATGCTACATATCCGAACGATGGTAGCACCTATAAGAACGAAATCTTGAAGTGTTCCACCGCCAAGGCAGAAGGAGAAAAGTTCGATATTGCCGATTGGAAATTGGCTAGCAAGTATACCGATGACACGAAGGCAGAGGAAGCCAAGAAAGCTGCTGAGAAGGCGCAAGAAGAGATTAAGACGACACAGAGCAACTTGAATACCCTCGGAACGACCGTATCTAACAACAAGAAGGCTTTCGATGATTTTACCTCTGATGGCTACTTGGATAGCTCGGAGATTGCGGCTATCGCACAGGATAGCAAGCGACTGGAGGATGATTATAATGCAGCCGTTGAGTCGTATAATAATGTTGTTGGCTCTAAGTTCTTGTTGGATAAGGATGGTAATGAAACGACCTATAAAACGGATTTTGTTTCAGCTAAGGCTACACTCGATAGCGCAAAAAATGAACTCATTACCTATCTTTCTGACATCGTAAGCAGATACAACGCTTCTGATTCAAATGGAAAGGCTACCATCAAGGCGGCTGCGGCTCAGAAGTATACCAACTTCACGAATGCTTATAAGGCTTTCTACGACAAGCTGGGTGTGGCGAATAATTACATTTCGTCTAATCTGTTTGATGGTCTCAATACTAAGCTCATCACTAATATGGCTGGTCTTGAATACATCAAGGCTGCTCTTGTTGATGGAGACACAGTAGTCAAGGGTGGTCTTATCCTCTCCACATTGATAGCCTTACGTAACGATAAGGGAAATGTTACCGCAGGTATCAATGGAGCGGACACGAAGGAGAATGGCATCGCCCTTTGGCTAGGTGGAAAGGCTATCGACAAGCAAGCCTCCACGACAACAGAGGAAGAGAAGAAAATTGCTGCCAAGTCCCTCTTGCGCTTTGACGGAACAGGCTATTTCGCAAATGGAAACCTTTGGTGGGACGCAGACGGTATTTTGCACGCAGACCCGACATCTTTCATTATCAACAAGAATAATGTTGGTGTTCAGCTTGCTCTCTTCGCTCCCATATGGAAAAGCGGAACTACAGATACGACAAAGTTGGCAAACGTCTTGTCTATCGACCCACAGAAGCCGTTCACTCATCTTGACGTATCGGGTAACGTGACAACCGAAGGTAGCTTAAAAATTGGTGGAATCTATCTATCGTATGATAGTGCCAACAATGCCCTTCGACTATCCAAGGATGCGGCAGGAAAGGAGGCTGCTAACTTCTATGCTCTTGGTGGTATTACCGCATACGGAAAAGGTGCAGGTACTACTGGCGGTGGCGGATTGAATGCAAGCGTAATCAGCTATGCGAGAATCATAAAGGGAGACTATACGGATGCGGACTTGACTAGTATTCCGAATGCCTATGCTATAAAGGCTCTCAGCAGCCGAATTGACAATATAGCATCAGAGCTTGGCGGTCTGAGCCTTTCTTGGAATAACATCACGGGTAAGCCATCAACATTCACACCTAGTGCGCATACCCATAAGTGGACAGAAATCACTGACCGCATCACGAAGGTAAGCCAGCTTACCAATGATAAAGGGTATCTGACTGCTCATCAGTCTCTCGCAAGCTATTATACCAAAGCGGAGATTGATGCAAAGGGCTATACTACCAATAAGGGTACTGTTACATCTGTAGCTCTTACCCTTCCTACTGGTTTGACGTGCGCAACAAAGGTCATCACAACAAGCGGTACGTTTGCTATTAGTCTTGCTTCGGGTTATTCTATACCGACAACGGCAAAGCAGACGGCTTGGGATGGTGCGGTATCGGCAAAGCATACTCATAGCAATAAGTCTGTACTGGACGGCATTACATCAACGAAGGTAACTTGTTGGGATAGTGCCTATGACTGGTACGCCCTTATAACTACTGACGAGGAGACTGCGGACGGCGTTATCAATAAGTGGAACGAGGTGGTGAGCTTCCTCGCCAATATTGCGCAGACAGACACTTTAAGTGGTATCGTTGATGGAATCAATAAGTCTATATCTGACGAGGTAACAAGAGCGAAAAAGGCAGAAGGGGTGAACGCTTCGGGCATATCCACCTTGCAGGGCTACTTTACAAGCGGTTCAGCGAAAAAGGCTCTCCAGCTCACGAATACTCGCAAGCTTTGGGGTAACTCGTTTAACGGTACTGCCGATATTAACGGAAGTATCATCGTGCCTGACGGAAAGTACATCTCCATCGGCAACATAAAGATGGAGTATGATGCAACCAATAAGGCGTTGAAGATTACGAACACTACGACTAACGAGGTGGCAAACCTCTATACTAGTGGTGGTGTTTCTGCCTATGGTGTTGGGACATCCTCATCCAGTGGTGGCGGCTTGAACGGCAGTGTGAAGAGTTATTCAAATGCCTTGAAGCTTACATCAGAATCGCTGAGTGAGATTGCCTCTGCCTACTCCATCAAGGCTCTTGATTCTCGTATCTCTAGCTTGGAAGGTGGTAGTGCAACAAGTATTGAAACCACAGGCTCAGGCAATGCCGTAACTAGCGTGTCGAAGAGTGGAACAAAGATAACCTTCACAAAAGGCTCTACATTCTCGCTCAATGGGCATACACATACTTTTGCAAGTTTGACCTCTAAGCCAACAAGTCTCAGCGGATATGGTATCACAGACGGTGTGAATGCCGTTAGCGTAACAGGTTCTGGGAATGCGATAACAACCGCATCTATCAGTGGGCATACCTTGACCTTGACGAAGGGTAGTTCTTTCAGCTTGTCTAACCATACTCATTATGTGGGAACGACACAGGTGCAGGGCAGCAGTGCCGAGCAAGCCTTGACAGGAATCACCAAGATAGACAACATCTTGAAGTTGTCAAAGGCTAGTGTCACCGTCAACACAAGTTACAAGGCAGAGCAGAATCGCTTGGTGATTTATGGAACTACCTATGGCAACGATGCAAACTACATCAAGTCGGCTGGAAAGCTGTCCTATGGCGATGGCGGTCCGCAATTGGTTTTCTCAACTAGCGATAACCCTGATGCAAGTGGCGTTCAATCGGCTGCATTGGTTTATACTGACCATGACACTATAGGAGTAGGTGTAAGCCTTTCTTTCGTTACGAACCAAGGCGATGCTTACTTCATCGCTCCACACATCAAGGCACTCACGGCGTTCCAAGGAAACCTTGCGTGGAGCTATATCACCAACAAGCCAACCACTTTGTCGGGATTTGGCATTACGGATGGCTTGCGCTCGGTTACTCAGCCAAGTGGAAGCAATGTGTTCGTGACTGGCATATCCACCAGTGGAACAGCCATCACCTACACCAAGAGCTACACGAAGAAGAGCCTTTCTGCGGTGGGCACTTCGGGATGGACTAACGCATCGATCGATGGCAACATCATTCCTGACATGAGCTTCATAGCTTACTGGAACGGAGCATATAGTGGCACTCGTTCAAACCTCGCCTATTGCAACAAGGGTGCTTTCGGCTCGTTTGCAATCAAGAACAGCCTTGCCTTCTCAGAACTCACAAGCAAGCCGACAACGATAAGTGGGTATGGCATTACTGATGCTTATACGAAGTCACAGGTGGATGCCATCGCCGCAAAGTACTTGCCTTTGACAGGTGGAACGCTCACAGGTCAGCTTAAGATTGTGGCAAGCGCATTGAATGGTGCTTACAATGGATTGCGCATTGGCGATGATTGCTACATAGGTGATTGTAACATTGGCAACACTATCGGCTTGATGGGCGTTGGCAACAACAACGCAGGAATGGTGAAGTTCGGCAAGGGAGGTATGCAATTCGGTTACAACGGCTCGAATCACATAGCTTCGACTACCGCACAATGGACAAACCTCAATGCGGATTTGCTCGATGGTTGGCACAAAGACAACATCGTATGGTCGGGAGCGGTAAACAGCAACACCGCAAGCCTTTCCCACTATTGGGCGAAGTTGTTTGACATTACCGTCACAAGCAACCAATATGATGATAGAAGTTTCACGTTCCTCTTCTCCAACGGATTTAACGATACCTATTCGGTTGTCGTGTTGACAATCCGTCAGAATGGAGCGAAGGACTCTGGGGCATACAACTTTATCATATCCTTGCGTGAGTTGGTTGGAAACATGTCTTCAAGGTTGCGTGTGTACTACAACAATGCAACTGGCAATGTTCAACTTTGGGGAAATTGCCAACGTCAATATGGATGTCTGTCTTACACAATCATCAAGAAGACAGGACGCACGTCTGCCGATTTCAAAAGCCAAGGAACTTTGGTGACAAATACATCGTTCTCTGCGGCTCAAAGCTTGCCAGCAACCACAGGGGATAGCCCTTACACATTGCTTGATGGTGCTACGAGAATTGGCATCGTGAAGCAAGCAGACCAACTTGTAACGGCACGCTCGCTATGGGGACAGTCGTTCAACGGAACGGCTAACGTGAGCGGTGCTTTGAGCGGTGTGACCACCATCAGCGCAAGCAACACCATCAGTACCACCTTGCAGAATGGTGCGCTTAAGATTGGCAACAAGTTAACTCCTATTAGTGCCATTGATGCGCAAGTTATTTTCAACACAGGTGCGGCTATTCGTTTTGGTGAAACTGCTTGGGATCGGAATCAATGGGCTGGTCTTAAATATAATCATTCTGATAAAACCATTTATCTTGGTATAGCTGATGGTTCTGCGTTTGAGGCTAATAGTGCACAAAGTAATGGTACACTTAAATTTCCAGGTATTACAACTATAACTCCTGATAGTGGAGCTAGAATTGGAGGTAGTGGTGGTGATTTATATTTAGGTAATGGTAATAATACTAATTGGGTGAAAGTTCAAGACATGTGTAGTCAAGCAGATAGTAATAATTGGAAAATAATGCAAGGTGGTTATGCTCTTTTTAAAGATATAACTATTATTAATACTGCTACTATTAATGGTTCTACTCATATTAATAATTTATTAACAGCTAAAGGTATAATGCCTACCACGGCTGATGTAAATGCTTTTGGTACTAATGTAAATAATTGGGATGGTAGTATTGCAGCTAATGTTACTAATATGTTTAATGGTATTCCTCAAGATAATATACAAGTAGAATATTCAATGGATAATGGTGCTACTTGGAATACATATTTTGGTAATCCAGAAAATAGATTTAATCTTATAAACGATAATGCTAGAGGATTTAATTATTATTTAGGGTCTAATAATTTACTTGGTGATACTGAGGCTGATAAACTTGCTCAAATAAAGAAAAATCAACTTAGGGTTACTGTTAAGATTCCTGATGAAATATATCAAGAACTTAGTTGGATAAGTGTTGATGTAAATAATGGAGTTGATATAAAATGCCAAGTATATTTTGGAAGTAGTACTGGTGGTTATAAAGAATATGTTTCTAAAATAATGAAAGGAAGGTCACACAAATGTGATATTTGTGTTGGTCCTAATAATGTAAATGTTGGTAATGATAGTTATCGTTATGTAAGATTAGTATTTAGCCATCTCAATACTCATACTGCTTTACGTAATGGTATTGTTGCTAAAATTAGAGCTTTAGCTTTAACTAAATATAACTATAATGGTGACAGATATACAATTAGTACTACTGGTCATATATATGATTATGATGCTTATATGAATACTTACTTCCCTAATAGCATTCTTGCTAAAGGTGGAGTTACAGCTTATCAATCTTCTGACATCCGCTTGAAGCAGGATTTGCGGAAGCTGGACTACTTGGGTATCATCAAGGCGATGGGTGGCACTTATGGCTTCGCTTGGAAGAAGGACAACACAAGGTCTATCGGTTGGATTGCCCAACACGTCTTGTGTAACCCTCACTTAAAGGACATCGTGGAGACTGACGAGAAGGGCTACTACAAAATCAACTACTGGTCTCCGAAGCTGATTGCAACGGCATTCGGTGCTATTGAGCAGGTGGACGATGAGGTTAGCAGGTTGAAGGCTCGGGTGGTCTTCCTTGAATCAGAGGTTCAGCGATTGAGTGGAGATAAGGAAGACTGCAACAAGAAGAGATTAGATAACAAGAATATTAATTTATTAAATTAGTTAAGAAAATGGAGAATTTAAAGATTAACAAGAAGAGTGAACAGACAACTGCCACTTATACCAAGGGCGGCTATCGAGTAGAAATCACCTACAATGTTGACAAGACTGGTGGCAACATCGAGAGCATCAATATGAGTATCTATGGTGACCCAAATGGTAATTATCTCGGCAATGCGAACGCAAGCTCCAACGGCAGCGAGCTGACCTACAACATCAGCGGTGTTCCGCAGAGCAAGCTCAGTGAGGTATCAGCATTGATCAAGGAGGTCAATTCCGCTATCGCCGCTAATATGGCAAGCGAGGCAGCAGAGTAAGTATTAACGCAGGGTGGCTCTTATAGAGCTGCCTTGCCTAGTGTTTTAAGTTCTAAAGATTAAGCGTATGAAACGATTTAAATTATAGCTTGCGAAAGTGTTTAATGTAACAGTAGAGCGAGTTGTTATTAAAGAAGTTGTAACAGAATTAGAAACTGAAGTTGAATATTTAAAAAATAAAGATTATGCCTTACAATAGTGAAACTGGAATTATTAGTGCTCCTGTTAGCATTGATGATGTTAAACGAGCTCTTGGAGAGAGTAGCAATGACCTTGCTACTCTTTGTAAGAGTGAAAATATAAATATATGGAGTAAGTATAAACCTATTAGTTGTAAAGGTGAATTTAAAGAATATCCTATTAGAGAAGACTCTGAGGAAATAGTAACATCTTCATATAGTAAATTCACTTGTGTTGTTCGTTGTGGTATGAATATACCTATGGACACTTATAAGAACTTACGTAATAATTATGGAGGAGAAGGTTTTGCAATTAAAGCTTGTAACAACCTTTATAAAGATAATGTATATGGTTATAATGGTTATATTAGTGATAACACAAGTACAAGTGTATCAGGAAAACATTTTCCAAAAGGTGGTGCTAATTCTCCTTATAGATTAAGTGATTTTAGAAATTATAATAGTAAAGCAACAAGCAATAGATTTCTGACTTCTCTTCCTCAATTTCATAACGTTGAAGTTTATTATTCTTCAATTCGTAAATTTAATTGTGTATTATATATGGATACACATGTGGATAATAACACAAATCTTACTATGGATGATATAATAACTGATTTATCTTTAGCTTGGTCTTTTTGGATTCAAATTCGTTATAATTCACCATATAATACTACTGATAAGATTTATAAAAATTATTATGTTGGCAATTGCAAAAAACCAACAGATTATATATATGCTGGTAGAGAAATAACTTTTGATATAGGTAGTGGAGATAAAGATATTGATATTGTGCCTTTTTTAGCATATACCCGTAATGCAACTTTATATGATAATACAAAAATAATTTTTATATCTTTGCCGGGTGCTATTACTTTTAAATATTATCCTAGACAAATTAATATGGAAAGTATTAAAAGTGGTTCTAGTGGTTTTGTTGATTTCTCATCGTTGAGAGAATTAGTTGGTGCTAGTTGTATTTGTAAAGCTATAATATATAAACTTCCTGATGCTACAATTACAATTACTGATGGTATATTTAGAAGTGTTTGTGGTTATGGTAACAATAAGACAACATACGGAAGAGGTTATGTATCTAATAGCTCTGGTCAAATTACAGGTTCTGTAACTATTCCTGAAGGTGATAGAACAGATTATGTTGATATATATATAAGATTTGATAATGTTTATGAAGGAGGTTATTATGGACAAATGTGTCAATTATCTTTTGAAATTAATATAGATGGTGGATGGAAACAAGTTCCTCCAGGTGGTAGTTATATTATGCATTAAAAAGCAGATGTTCTTAATATAACAAATATGCTAGAAATGTATTTGTGGTTTACGTTCTCACCGAGAAAGCAGACACGTTGCGACCTAGTGATTATCCAACGTGGGGAAGCTGATTTTTAAAATTCGTAAATTTTGCTCCTCCTGCATTGTTATTCGGAATTATTTTCTTAACTTTGCACTGTTAATAGGAAAGGTATTCTGCTATGGCAATCTGGTGAAGAATATTGTATAACATAAAAATAAAGAAACAATTATGAAAAAGATTAAGACAATCGAGGCTGTTGTAGCCTACAGAACATTGAAGGCATTGAAGACATCATCAATGAGCGATGATGCCGCTATGCGAGTTTGGAAGAATATGAAGGCACTGCGCCAAGTAGCCGATACTTACGACAAGGATGTGAAGGAAGCGCAGGAGAGCCTGAAGGACGATAAGTTCGAGGAGATGCAGTGCAAGCTTCAGGAGTGCCAGCAGTTGGAACAGAAGCACGCCAATGAGGGCTACGAATACACCAAGGACGATTCAGCCAAGTTCGCTGAGGTCAATGAGTACTTCTTCAATCAGAAGCAGAAGACCGAGAAGTACTTCTCAGACCTTGCCAATGCCGAGGTAGAGGTAGCCATCGAGGCAGTTGACGAGAAGGAGTTGTTCAAGGCAGCGAAAGATTGCGGCTTGAAGTTCGCTGATATGGAGACCCTTGATGTTGTGATAGGATAAACACTGATAAGTAGATATAGAAATAGCGTTAGAATTTGGTAAGGAAGCCGTTCTAACGCTATTTTTGCGACTTATTACTTTCAGATTGTTACTTTTTATGAAGTTTAACACAAAAATTAACCTAAAGCCGACTTCTTACTTTTAAAAATGCGTATCTTTGCGGTATCAATCTTTTAAATCAACTAAAATATAATAGCTTATGACTAAAGAAGAAGAAGATGAAGTCCATCGGTTAGTTCAATCAGTCGGTGTTGTACAGTTGTCAAGAGTAATGTTTAAGGACATGGACGTTAGCGAAATGATAAACGTCATTATCCTTGCAGGTAGAGGCTACAGCATAAAGCTACTCACTTGGTTTAAGTATTATTGTGAAGTGATGCCTCTGTTTATCATGCTTTTTCATATTGCATGCATGGTAACATTTGCGTCTCATGAAAAAGAAATGTGCGTATGGTTTAAGGAGAATTGGGTATCGGCAGCATTTATCTATTTTTCCGTTTACATCCATCCGCTTGTACTTATAATTGCGAGCAGATTCTTTTGGCTCTGCTACAGATGGCGTATTCCGATGATCATCTACCTATTTGGGATAAATGCTATTCATATCGTATACTGGAATGTTTTTACCACCAACGAAATGGTGGAAGCTAATGCTGTAATACTTGTAATGACCATTATATTTTATGTATATGGTTTTGCCGATAAGTATTTCTCAGGCAAGGGCTGTCAAAGTTTAATCTCTAGATTATAATGATATGGGAAAGTTATTTGGTTATCACACCTTGGGAGTGTTATTAAAATCGTTATCGGATTCTTGTTTTCGAGCAGACGAGCAAGAGAAGAGAGGGGAGAAGGTAACTGCTTGCGGAATGAGTAGCGATGAGATAGAAGACCTTTGTGAGAACTATCTGCCGTATGCTCTCAACCCGATGCTATCTACCGAGGAAGTCAAGGAGAAACTTCACGTTTCTGATGCTACACTCAATCGTATGGTTGCTAGAGGTGACATTCCAAATGGCGTTTGCAAAAAGCGAGGACATACCCGATATTTTAAGAAGTGGGATATACTACACTATATAAAAAGCAAGAGAAAATCATAACGTATAAGCCCTATCGCATCACGGCTAAGCGAGCATATATGAGTATGGATTATATGTTTTGTACTTTGACTATAGTAGCGATACTGGTAATCGTTAACAGCACGTTCATTGCATACCTATACATTACTTATAAGTATAAGACGATAGATAAGTTCTTTCTATCTTGGGTGACATCATCAACTATGATATTGATAATGTGGTTCGGGGAAGGATTGTATCTGTATCTAACAAATTAATGATGAAAAATTTGGTGGTTTCGGAATTATTGTCTATCTTTGCAATGCTTTTTGAGCATCGCATATTTGAGCATCGCATTTCCGAGCAGGAATGTAATATTCCCCTATACTATTGGCGTAGTATAGGGGATTTTTGTTTCTACTTCTATCCTAATAGTTGAACATGTAAGTGTTCCTTACAAGTTGAGTAAGAGAGGTAAGTGATTGCCTCTCTTTTTTGTTTCAGTTTGCGTGAGTGACGTTGCAATTTTTGCAACAGTCACTCTGACTTTCCCTTTTTTTGTTTTTACATTTTCAAGAAGTCTTCTATATCTATGTACTCAATACCGAAATTCTCCGCACATTGTTTGTCGGAGTCCGAGAAGTCACCTTCTTTTCCGCTAGCATCACCTATCATTATCAGCTCACTTTTCTTCCAAGAAGAATACGACTCAAGCATTCCTGTATTTGGCTTTCTCATTCCTATCTCTGCATGCGATGGGCAATACATAGAGTTGACGAAGATATTTCGTCCGGTATGATTGCGAAGATATTTTTGCATAAAGCTTTCAATAGCCTTTATCTTTCCGATGAAATCCTGTTCGTCAACAAATTGAGGGATGCCTCCTTGGTTTGAGACTATTTCCACATAGTAAAGAGTAGGGAATGCATCTACAATCTTATCCAAAACCTCTTTACGGATTTTGAAATCTGTTACATCTGTAGGAAAGGTGTTTCCTGATATAGTTGTAATAATCGTGTCGTCTAAATCAATGAATAATACTTTTTTCTTGATTAAATATCCTTTTTCTGTCATAATTTTGCTTTTTTCTATATTGATATATTAATATCTTTATCTACGAAAATTAAGTTTGTAAAACACAGTTGTTCCGGTGTGTCTCACCATTTTTATTACAATGCAAAGATACGACAAAAAAGATGGCCTTGCAAATAAATTAATGCAAATTTTAAAACGTTATCTGTTTTTAATGAAATCATTAACAATTCTCTCTATGGTGTCTTGCTTGATAGCTATAGGGGCATCACCTTGATATTCTATCACTTGGTTGCCGCATTCCTTCCAAAATAGGTTGCTATTGATGCGTTCGCCATCTACCAAGATCCAATCCTGATGATGTTCAAACGAATGCATATTAGTTAGCGGAACGAGAATGAATAATTTATTCTCCATCTTGTTTACGAGTACCGACAAGTCATTATCATCAAATGTAATGATAACTCGATTTTCATTCTCAGATAGAACGTTAAAATCCTCATTAAAACGTTCATAAAGGTAATTTTTGATTTTCGAACAACTCATATTCTTGTAATTTTATAGGAGGGCAGATGGAAAAATCCAAGGTCTGCCCGCCAAGTTAAACTTATAAGGAAATCTTCTATAATATCGACTGACAGAGCCATCCCATAAGATAGCATGGTTCTTCGCCTTGCATATCTATTCCCAGATGGTTGCATATATGTGCTACTACATGAAACATTTCATGTGTGAGACTATTTATATACTCACCTTCAGAAGTAGATTTGCAAATGAGCACAACACTTGTTTTCTTTGAAACATTTGTGTATGTCAATCCTTTGTTTGAAGAATCGGTTGAAATGTGGTCGTATGCATCCAATAATGGTTGCCCCTTACAATCAATGGAACTTAGTAAGTCCATAGCTTCGTCAACATCTTCTTGATTAGCTATATGACATACAATCACATTCCAATCGTATTTCTCCAAGTAAATTTCTTGTTTAATCATAATACATCATCCCATGGAATGCCGATACCATTATGGTTGCAATCGGCATAAAATCTATTGAAAATAAATCCGTCCGCTTGGTCTGGGTCATCCACCATATCCTTAATGAATTGAGCCAAAGCAGCTTCGTCTTTTAAAGAAGACTTAAAGAAATCGGCTCTAGCCATGTTTGCGACATAAACGAAATCGTAATTGTCGGCATTCTCCAACTTTACGTTGTTGACTTTAAGAAGTTCCTCGACTGTATCTTTTTCTGTCGGTTCAACTTTTTCGAGCTTACCAGTTGTTGCGTTTGTCTTGCGCATTAAGGTAATAGCCCAGTCGCACATCTTTTTATTGAAGTGCCAGCCATTGTAGCGAAGGTATGCAATCATCCCTTCCGGCTTCATATCGTATGCGTCAAGTGGTATTTTGTATCTTCCCATAATAAAAGCTTTTAAAGGAGGTGGAGATTTCTCCCCACCTCAAAGTGTAATACTAATAGCGATAACCGCCACCTCTGCGACCACCATGTCTTTCACCATAGCGGTCATCATCGTCATCCCAATTGTCTCGGTAATCCGGCATTGGATTTCTGTGACCCATTCGTCCATACTTGTCATCCCCCATTTCATCAATGCAGTGCATGAGTTTACCACCATACTTAAGCATCTTCTCTACAAGTTCTGACATTTCATTTACCTTGTTTTCGGTAATTTCTATCATGTATCCCATAATGATTTACTTTTTTGTATTAACTTTTTCCAAAGCCACTGACAACATAGACTTAATATCGGTCAAAGTTCCCTTCATTCCGCTAACCTCGCTTTTGAGGTTATTGATGTCTTCTTCCTGTTGTCTGTCTTTGGCTATTTGTGGATTCAATACGGCACGCATCTTTGCGCACTCTTCCATAACCTTTTTGTGGTATGGCTCGCTTTCCACAATCTCCTTAGAATGCCGATACATAGCCTCAACTTCCGCATCCATAGCTTCACGGCTTTCAGAAACCACGAGGTTTTCCGAATTTGCAATTTGCATATTGGATGGGAGTTGTTTGAACTCCATTTGTTCATTAGGCAATTTTACGACAACATCAACGGTAGTCTCCATTGGTTGTGGGTTGAATTGCCCAGGAGTATATGTTGGGAACTTAGGTTGTGGGTTACTGACCGATACAACCTGTCCGATTTTAAGACTTGGGTTTTCACCCTTGTCAAGCACATAGAATATGCTGTTAGGTCGAAGTCCTTGAAACATAGCTTTGTAATGTTAACTAAACTTTCGCAAGTGATGGCACACCTGCATAATTTAACATAAAATAGGAATAAAAATGGCTTCTAAGTTTGCTCAACTCGCTAAAAATGAGTAA